ATTGTTGGCGATGTTGAGGCTACGCTTCCGTTGATTATTTTGCCTGAGCAGATATCAATTCTGCGTTTGGATGTTGACTGGTACAAACCGACCAAGATCTCGCTTGAATGTCTTTATCCAAAGGTTGTGCCTGGAGGCTTCTTGATCATCGATGACTAATGTCATTGGATGGGATGCAAGAAAGCGGTTGATGATTTTTTTGGAGACAGTGTTCCGATATTCTCAGATGCTGACTACAGCTGCCGGGTGTTCAGAAAATGATCGCAACTTATCCACTGAGAGATAAATTGGCAAGCTTCGAGTTTTTCAATTGGCTTGTGATGGTGAAGGCTGATGGAGCAACCGAGATAGTGTTCGACATATCAGAACCAAAGCTGAAGAATTTTACGCTTGAGAGTGTTCTGAAGAGATTCAGAACTATCGTTGAGCCAGGACCGGCGATGGCAAATTTGCCTTATCATTTCGGTTTTGGAAATGAGGATTACGGGTTGAGAGCCACAGCAAGCGATTTGCTGCCTTGGGTTAGGTCGGGCAGATCGTTCTGCCGACTCAAATCAGTTAAATCTCCGGTTGAATGCAAGTACACAATCACGATAAGGGAAAATTTTGATGGGGCGCGAGCGCGAGACAGCAACAAGGATGCCTGGTACAAGTTTGGAGAAGAGATCGGAGCGGTGATCATTGATGATTATTTCGTCAATCCAATTCACCTGCATGATCGCTTTGCGTTGTATGCCGGAGCTAAGATGAATTTCGGCGTGTGCAATGGGCCGGTTCATACAATCTCGCTGACCAAGTATCCTGTCACGATGGTTATCAACTCAGATTCAGCCCGGCGCAGCCAGACCAGATGGGGCTTGGCACCTGATCATAAATATCCATGGATGCTGCCTAACCAGCATATGGTTTGGAAGGAAGACAGCTTGGACAATCTGCTTAGGATCTTCGAGGAAGTATGTTGACGATTTGCACATGGCTGTCGGGTGATGCGTATAGCTTGGAGGATGTGGCCAAGCTTAAGCGCGGAATTGATCGTCATCTCAAGCAGCCATATCGTTTTATGCTGATAACAGAACATGAGAGAGAGGTCCCTGAGTTTTTGTGTACGGGATGGCTTTGTCCCATACAAGACAGATATCTCCTAGATCACAAAGGATGTTTTGTCAGGCTCAGAATGTTCGATCCTGAATGGCAAAAGGAGCTTGAGATCGATGATCGTCTTGTTTGTATGGATCTGGACAGTGTTGTTACCAGAAATCTGGATGCTCTGTTTGACCGGCCTGAGCCATTCGTCATCTTGGGCGGTGTAAACGCTATGAACCCATGCCCGTTCAACGGATCATTAATGATGATCCGGCCGGGCGCCCATCCGGAGGTCTGGTCAGACTTTTCGCTCAAGGCGGTGCAGAACATGCCCTGCTATCAGTTCCCGGATGATCAGCAGTGGATCGCTAAGAAGGTCCCTGCGGCTGCCACCTGGCGCGCTGGGAGAACCTCCGGGGTGTTCGGCTTCCGGAAGCCTGGCTGGTACACCAGGGAGGAGAGCTTGCCGCATGAGGCACGTTTAGTGGTGTTTCCAGGCTGGCGAAAACCGAGTAAATTCCTTAACCTGCCTTGGATCCAGGAGCACTGGAAATGATGGATGCGTCCAAAGCCTGTCTGTTTATTCCGCCAGGGCTGGCTGGATTTAAACAACGGCTGTTCGGACGCATAGGCCAGAAGGTGGGCCGGTACATCCTGCACGACCACAACAAGCTTGACGCCTTGCCGGAGGACATCGTCCCGGTTGTGGGTTGCTCGCCACAACTCAAGCCGCTGATTGCAAAATGGAGGGAGAACGGAAGAAAATGGATCTATTGGGATCGAGGTTATTTTCGACGGGTGTTCGCGACCGATCTACCAACTGGTTCAGATGGAGGAATGTATCGCTGGCACATCAACACATTTCAGATGAATGAGATCAGGGATGTCCCGGATGATCGTTGGTTGGCTGCTAAGACAGAGCTCTGGCCTTGGCAGGAGAATGGGGATCATATTGTGGTGGCGAAGCCATCGCAGACTTACGAGAAGTTTCACGGCATCGAAAGCTGGACAGAACAGACAATTGAGAAACTCAAAAAATTAACCAAGAGATCGCTCGTGGTTCGGGACAAGGAAATGCAGCGTTTCGGGCCGAAGCTTCATGAGCATCTGAAAGGCGCTCATGCGCTTGTCACGCATGGCTCTAATGCGGCTGTTGAAGCGGTCATTATGGGGTGTCCGGTTTTCGTTCATCCTGATTCAGCGGCTGCGCTCGTCGGGCTTACTGATCTCAACGAGATCGAGCGGCCAATCTATCCTGATCGGCTGCCCTGGGTGAAGTCACTTTCCTACAACCAGTTCGATGAAAACGAACTCGTGAACGGTAAGCTATGGCGATTGATCAACTGAGAGCCGGGGATCTTGATACCCGCATTGCGCTGCAGCGCAAAACCGTCACGCACTCTTCCAGCGGCGTGCCGGTCGAAACGTGGTCAACGCTGACCTCAAGGTTTGCTGCTTTGCGGCCGTTACTCGGCGACGAGAGGAATGGGTCTGAGCAGTTGATCGCTCGCGAGCAGACTGAGTTCACCATCAGATGGTCAACTGACATTGATGATCTCAGCCCTTTGGATCGTATTGTGTGTCCGGTAGCAGACGCTTCGAATAGTCCGATCAGCAACCGATCGATCTATGATGTGTTCGCGGTACATGAGATTGGGCGTCATGTGGGTCTGAAGGTCCTGGCAGCTAGGCGGGTTGCATGAAAGATATCCGGCCAGCATTGCGAACGTTTCTTCTGGAGGATCCGATTGTCAGCGGATTGGTCGGAGGCTTCAGAATTCATATCGGCCGATTGCCACAGGATCAGGTTGAGCCGAGTCTTGTCTTCAATCGCGTGTCTGAGATTGGCGACTACAAGATGGATGGTGATACCAACCTTTGGCAAACCAGGATCCAGATAGATGCGTGGGCGCAGAATTTTGATCTCACTGCTGAACTGGCTAACGCCGTATACGATCACTTGTCTGGTCATCGCGGCGTTGTGGTTTACAATTCAGATGCACTTTACATACAAGGCGCTTTTTTAGCGAACGGCTTTGATGGTTTTGATGACATCACGAAGCTGTCCCGAATGAGTCGTGACTTCCTCATCTGGTACTCAGAAACGATACAGGAGAATTAAAATGTCAGCCGAATGGGATGCTCTTGAGAATCCATTTCTAGCCTGGGTTAGGGCTAATGCCGTAGCTGGGCCGCAAGGCCCGATAGGCCCACAAGGAGCAATCGGCCCAATGGGACCAGAAGGCCCAATGGGACCGCAAGGCCCAGAAGGCCCAATGGGACCGCAAGGCCCAGAAGGCCCAATGGGACCACAAGGCCCAGCTGGTGAAAGCACATCACCTAATTCTCCGCCAGATGCTCCAAATTCGCCACCTGATGCGCCTAATTCCCCACCAGATGCAGTTGCTGGTACGATCCCGATGTCGTTTACTGATCCGGTGTTCAGCGGATCACCTACGATGACGGTGGCAACGTCTAGGGCAACTTTGCAAAATGGCCAGAATCTTTCAAATTGGGGAATCAATGCTCCGCAGTCTCCGGACATTTCTATCTTGGCTCTCGGCAACAACATTGTAACTCGATGTCGTGTCAAGTCTCGCGATGCTTTCCGCGTTTCAAACGCTGGATTGTTTCGCATAGACAAGTGCTATTTTGAAGCACAAGGCATTGGCGATGATCATGCTGACGTGATCCAGGCCTATGCTCCGAATAATAACGGAACGATTCACTTAACCAATACGCAGTTACGCTGCGGCAACCAATCTGCGACAGCTGGTATGTTCATAGCTGATTCTTATGGCGGTATTGTTAGGCTTGAGAATGTTCTATTTTGGGGCGGTCCGTTTGGGGCAAGAATTCATGCTGATCCTGGTCGCACACTTGAAATATTCTTTAAGGATGTGTTCTTTGTCGCTGGTTCGTTTGCGAACCAACCGACATTTATTACCGCAGTTGGCTCTGGGATCTTGAGAGTGATGCAGTGGGAAAACGTTCGTCTCTGCACAATAGTCAATAATACAATTGTGCCGGGCGCCCTTATCAATTCACCTTAAAAAGGAGCTGTGATATGAAAGAACTAAAAGCAGGAGACAAGGTACGTCATAAAGTCGATGGGCGCATTGGTAAGATTGTGGAAGATCTTTTCGGTGGAGTTTACCATGTCGATTGGGAAGGTTTGCCCAATAGCACTGTCAAGGAAAGTTTTTTGGAAAAGATCGGCTGATGGCAAAGACTTCATTCAGGATTGAAGGTCTATCTGAGCTGAAAGAAGCTTTGGAAGAACTCACCAAGGCGACCAGTACCAATGTGCAGAAGCGCGCGTTGAATGAAGCGGCAGAGCCTATGCGAGCAGATGCTGAGAGAATGGCTCGTGTTGATTCAGGAACGTTGAAAGCATCAATTAAGGTTTATAAACAAATTTACGCAAAAGTCAGGGACAAGAAGGAATCAAAGATTGAGGTGTACGTTGGCCCTGGTGTTCTAGTCCAGGGCCACGTTCAAGAATTCGGAACGGCGCAAAGTGTGCCGAGTCCATTCATGCGTCCTGCTTGGGACGCCAATAAGAAACTAATGTTGTTAAGCATCAAGAAAATCCTCGGTGAGGAGAT